TTACCGCCGTAACCGCTCCGGCTTCTTCCAGTGGTACGTTATTTTTTCTTTCTCCCGATACAGTTCAACGCGGCGATTGTAGGCCAGCATTTCCAGAACGCGGATCCGTATGTTGCGCATATCCACATCATTAAGCTGGATACCATCACGGCGCATCACCTCCGCAACAACACGCACATAATTTTCGGCGGTCACGCTGTCCGGCTGCGTGGCCTGTTCGTCAGCCTGCTGGCTGATTCCGGCAACGCGACGGATTAATCGCAGTAGTTCGGCTTCTGTCATTGTGCCCCCATCGTTCTGATAGTCTGGTGTCGTCGGGTCCTTCCTGGAATTATGGCCCGTTACGGGGCGGCGACCTCGCGGTTTTTATCTGTTTATGAAAATTTTTCTGGAAAAAGCATGTCGGCACTTCTCGAACATAACTATTTGTTTTTAAATAGATACACAATAAAAAGAAACGACACGGTAATCATCTGAAATGGCGATTTATGACGCTTTCATGTCGTTTCTCAGTTTTGTTCAATAATTGCGCTGCGGTTACTCGCCTTTCTTCTGTAGCAACTTTTCCGGTACGTCTCCGGTAGTTTCCATCAGGTAATCAGCCAGTATCTTCGGGAGGTTGTCGGCAACTGTGGCACTGGCATTACAGGCTTTAGCCACTTCCTTTTTAAGTCCATCCAGCATGGCGGGGGTCATCTGTGGGAATCCCCTTTGCATAGTAAGCGGGAGGCTGTCCATGATTGAAGAAATCTGGTTCGCCAGCTTTGAAAGCGCGTACAGGCAAAAACCTGTATCAATCACGTCGCCGCGTTCGCGCTCGTTTTTAAGCTCCTGCGCCTCCGCCTGGGCCGTCAGTAATCGGATTCTTACGCGTAAAAGTTCATCATCGTCGATATCGCCTTTGTCGTTTGTAACCTGGTCAATTGCATTGCTTACCCGATTGTCTATCACGCTGGCAACATCGTAAAAAGCCTCGCGGCCTTTACGTTCAACGGGAGTCACTCCCCACTTGTCGAACGCTGTCGCACTTACACGGCAGCTTTGCGCCATAGTTTTTTTGTTCATCAGGTGCGATTTCATCAATATCCCCACTTAGTTAAGGTTTCAGGTTGGTGTATTGGTTTTATATTTCCCTTTTTATTCATAAAGATAGAGCAAACAACAAAACCACCACCACCACCCTGAAAAAGCTCATAAATAGCGAAAAACCGCGAGGTCGCCGCCCCGTAACGGGTCCATATGCCGGAAAGGACCCGTAAAAAAAGCCGGATTTCTCCGGCCTGTCTCAGATAGTTTTCAGTATGCGATCGATGTCGCCGTCATCGCCTGGGTTTCTGCTTTAAATTTACTCGCCAGCGGTAGCGCCATGATGCTTTCATTCGTTGCCATCGTTCCCCCTGCTTATCGCGCCAGCGGCTGAACGGATACGCCAGAACCCGCAAAGGCGGCGCATTTTTTCGCGTCAGTGTCGACGCTCTCAGGCCAGTTTACGGCGGCGATATTAAATATCCCCGTCTTGTAACACTGTGCTGATTTCTGCTTTGACGTGTCCACAGGGTACGAGGTCAGATAAACAGCCTTGCCAGATTCCTGACCATCCCACGGCTTAAACTCGCCATTGTCCGCCAGCATCAGCGGGGTAAATTCCTGAATGACGCCAGCATCAGCGGCAAAATGTACCAGCGTCGTGGATACCTGCTGACTGCCTGCAAATAACTCAATGTATGGAGTGTTCATAGAATCCCCCGTTAACCAATTTTGACGGTAACAAATTTGCGAATATCTGCTGGTACCGGCTGCGGTGCGCTGTGCGTCTGAACGTACTCAATCGCCGGATCGCCGTCTTCAATCCAGTTTTTCGGGTAGTACATGTTTTGCGTTGCACCAGTTCTTACCGCTTCCTGATCCATAATCGCGCCATAGGCCACCAGCCCTTTATTGTTGGTGTTGCCCAGGACCAGCAAATCAGGCTCAAGGAAATATTTTTCGGTACCGTCGCTGTCAGTGTATTTGCCGGAATAGACGATAAGGGCCAGATCTCCCAGATAGCCTTTAAAGCTCACCACTTCGCCCAGGTTTTTACAGGCCAGTTCGGCGGCGGATTCTGAACCACGGGAAAGATCGTACAGCTCACGGAATTTTTTAAAGCTGCGTAACGTGCGCCATACCTCAGCGCCCATAATCATGACGTTGGCGGGGCAACCTGCCTGATCTGCGTATAGTTCGATGTCATAGATTGGATCGTAAATATCTTTATCATGCTCGGACCATTTTTTACCCTTGGCCTGCTCTATGATGCAGTTTTCCGGTATTTTCCAGTCGATTTCATAGCGTTCTATGCCTTCGCCCTCAATGATGTTTTTTCCGGTCGTGACCGCATTTACAGCCAGCCATTCAACACGCGCTTTAATGGCGTTTATCTGGCGGCGCATGTTGCCAGTAATCAGGCGCATACGGCGGTAGGTAGGGTCGTTAAGCAGTGCCGGATCTTCTCCAGCCATGCGCATTATCGTTTTTAATGGATCGATTTCGTGCTTTGGCTTCATGTAGCCTGGTTTAATCGTGCTGGTTTCGTACCCTTTATCGCGCTGAACCTGGCTACCCACCACAGGCGAACAAAACGCCGATATAGTGACTTCTTCAATGTCCAGGTTATCAAGCATGATGTTCTGGGTGCTGAATGTCGCCACGTTCGGGAAAAACAGTGTGGTAAACAGCGGACTGAATTTATATTCCGCAATATCCCCGCGATTCAGGTACGTGAAAAGCTGATTAGTTGTAAGTGCTGTTGCTTTTACTGTCATTATTCACCCCCGTGAACCTGATTCATACCCAGCGCCGCGCGTAAATAGGCGCGTACCTGCCAGCCTGTTGACGGCTCAACCATCGCCAGCGGATCAAGTCCTGCCGCAATGCCTGCTTTTACGTTCTGCTGGTGGCGTTCCTTGAGCGCCTTCACGATGTCGGGGCTTATGTACACCGAAACACCGCCTTTTTTCTCTTCAGCCATAGTAAGAAATTCCTCTTTGACTTAAAAAATCATAACTGGATGTTCATCCAGCTCTGATTATAATCAGGATTGCATTTTGTGCAATGATGTTGAGTTGTGTTGCAAATTATGAAATGATTATCCCGATCATGTGTGCCAGCGCACCAAAAAACCTCATATGCAAAAGCCCGATAAGCCCCCTCTGACCTTATCGGGCTTTTTTTGGGTACAAAAAAGCCGGATTTCTCCGGCTGTGTGATTAGCTGTCTGGGTAATTACGCCATATTTCATCGCTTACACCATCTATACCCATTTCAGCATAAGTGCGATCGACTGCCTTTCTCAGGTCTCCGAAGTTATCCGGCGGCTCCGGTGGCTTCTGTGCCTTCCTGGAACATTCCAGCCGTCGCATCGTAACCTGATGCCGTTCCTTGTCTGTCTCCACCAGCTGCATGACTTCACCCCATCGCGCCGCCGCCCTCCGGTAAAATCCTTTCGCCTCGAGTTCCTCCGCTATGCGGTCATGTACCATCCTCACCCCCTCAGAACGGAATACCATCACCGTAAGGGTCATCGCCTCCCGCTGGTGGCTGATTACCCTGTGTGCCTGTGGTTTTGCGTCTGTTCCCGCCAGGACGTGCCGCGCGGGCACTGATTACGCTGTCTGCGATAACCTGCCAGCCCTGCCGCGTTTCGCCGTTCTGGCCTGTCCACTGGCTTACCTGCATCGTGCCGGATACGCTGGCAACATCGCCTTTTTGATGTTTAGCCAGGAAATCGGCCTGTTTGCCAAATGCGATGACCGATAACCATAACGTCGCCTGTCCGTCCTGTGCCTGGCTGCATGGCAAAGATACCGCCATACGCGCCAGCGTCATCGGTGTGCCCTTGCTGGTCTGTTTTACCTGCGGGTCGTCCACCAGCCGCCCGTAAGCGGCTATCTGTGCCGTCATAATTCCACCTCTCCGGTTTTAACGTTGATGGTTGTTACCTGTTCCGCTTCGGCAATCTCCCGTTCTGTCAGCGTGGCAAAGTTTGCCGCCGCTGTGGTCATGAATGCGCTTATCAGTTCGGGATGTTCCTTCGCGTATCCTTCCCGCGTGTGGCGGTCTATCGTTCTGATTGCCACCTTTAAGGCGTGCTCTGTCATGTCTAACGCTTTATATTTTGGCGCTGTTCTGTCTCTGCGCATTTTGGTTATCTCCTCACTCATGCTCACTTTTACGCCTCACTTTTTAAAGCGTCTCGCTTCGTCTCACTTGAGATTTTTGTGTTTTGTATGTGCATGTTTCATAAGTATTTTTTTACTCCTCACTTTTGAGCATGTATACAGGTGAGAAAGTGAGTAATCGTGTTAATATTTTGTAAAAACCTCACCATTACTCACTTTTGCTACTCACTTTTTACAGTGGTCCTACATCATCACCATCAATGTAAATCACGGCGTCTTTTTCCAGTTTGGCTAACCATCGCCGCATATTTTTCACGTCATACCCAAGCCGTTTCATGTCATCACGTAACAGCGGGATCGTGCACTTGTCGCCGTTCTGTGTACGTGAACGGATGCACCCCCATAGCGCGGTATGGTTTTCCGTCTTGTTGCCTGCCTCCTCGATGCGCTCCAGTTCAACGGGAGGGCGCGGCTTATCCACCACCACCAGCGACGTGATTAACTCCCCGTCAGCGTCGGTAAAAAGCTCCACCACCCGCAAATCATAGGCAGCCTCTTTGAGTTCCTCCGCGTCCTTCATTTTGGTGCATGAGATAACCAGCGCTTCGCTTCCTGCGTCCTCCCTGCGTATCCGGTATTCAGCATCCAGCGAAGCACGAAATGCACTGGAACCGCGCGCGCCTTTCGTCTCATCCTTGCCGGAATGGTGAACCACCAGCACCGTGGCCCCTGTGCGCCGTTTCAGTTCGTCACAACCACGGATAAACGCCCCCATATCACGGGAATCATTTTCATCATTGCCACCAAAGCACCGCGCCAGCGTATCCAGAATAATCATGCGTACAGGTTTACCCGTTTCCCGCTCCACCTGACGGGCAGCGATAACCAGTTCATCAACATCAAGCGGGACAGCCGGAAAGACCGGACGGTTTACCAGATACAGATTTTTCACCTGCTCCCCGTGTACAACCTCCCACGCTCTCACGCGACGCGGTACACCAATACCGCCTTCACCAACCACATAGAGAACAGCGCCATGTGCAACCCTGCGGCCTCCCCACTGGCGGCCCGTGGAAACGTGACACGCCCACGAACCCGCAAGGAATGATTTATAGGAACCGCTTGCCCCGTATATGCTGCATAGCGACGATGCCGGAATAATCCCCTTTACCACGTAATCTAATTGCGTGTCGTATCCGGCAGATCCAACGCTCATCGGTAGCGTGGTTTTTCGCTGGTGGCTCAGGCTTTCCCCGCGTTCCCATGTCTCCCTAAGCCGTGGAAGCTGGTCGCTCCATTCCTCCAGCAATTCGAAATTTTCAGAAAACAGGCGCGCTTCCTGGACTCCTGCGATTGCCAGTTTCGTGGCGATGGTTAACAACTGCACTTCGTCAATATTTCCGGCACGTATCACTTTCGCCCTGAACCGACCTTTATCAACAATCTGCAAGTTATCCAGTTCGCTTAACTGATAACGCCCCAGGTAAACGGGAGGGACTGGATCGCCTGCTTTTTTGGCCTGTGCAATGATGTAGTGCTCTGCAAATGAGTGAGCATTATCACCCGCAAAAATAACCGCTTCGGTGTGTTTATCTTTCGGTAACAGTTTTACATTCGGTGCCAGTTTCATTTTTTACCCCTGAATCCGTTAATCATGGTTTTCAGCTTCTGGATGTTTGCCCGTGCTCTGGCGTTGCTGGTGGGCACGTTATGCGGCGCGGTCTGTACCAGAGAAAAATCACGCCGGAACTGATAAACAGGCATCACGCAATCATATTCGTAACCTTCACGGCGGTAAGTTACGCACCGTCCCGCCACGCCCTTAATCATTACCGTGCCGCCGTACTGGTCGCGGTAAATATCACCGCGCGTAAATTTAGGGTGAGTGTTGCCACTGGCAGTTAAGCCAGAATATTTAAGTTTCATTATTTTTATTCTCCGGTGTGCTGTTCTTTATATCTGTCGTGCAATAGATCTATTTCTTGCAGTTCCATTATTACAGGCTCAAGAAGCGTTATTAATGCCGTGGCAATTCTTGATTTTTGTTTGTCGCGTTCATTGTCGCCAAGTGTTTCAAGCCATATGCGCAATATTTCCAGCATGTTTTCACTGTGAGAAAGTGCAAGAAATGCGCGGTATATTGTTTCGTGGTAAATATCACGCATATTAATCCCCGTCCGTCGTTTTTCTTAAAATAACCTCTGTCACGAAATCAGCATAATCGGCGGCGATATTCAGTACATCAAGCCCCGTTGATTTATATTCTCTCGTGGAAAGTAAGAAAAAAGCCGCTCTAATAAGTTCTGGCATTGACGAAAGCGCATCAGCCGCATCATCAGGAACGCCGGAAAATTCCTGTTTCAGGGAATTAAAACGATCATCACGCATAACCCACCCCATTTTCACAATCAGCAACAAGAATATTTTTAGCGTCATTCAGCGACCGCGTGGCGGTGTATCGGATACATTCCAGGGCGAACTGTGTCCGGTCTTTCTGTTCTTCTCCCTGCGCAAGCTCTGCCGTGCATTCAATATCAATAAGCGCGTGCATCAGCGTAGTGAGTGCGGCGGCGGCTGCGTCCGGTGTGGTTTTATTGCACATGTACCCCTCCGCATTTTTTTTCGTTAGAAATAAGCGTTCTTCTTTCCTGTTCATCGCTCAGGAATACGCAGACCTCACCGCTAAGGCGTTTAAGTAAGCCGATGATTGCCCCTGATTCGCTGTCGGTCATCATGCCAGGGTAATCCTCTGCCAGTGCGCAAATAACTTCGATTTGGTGGGCGCGTTCTGCTGCCTGTTGTAGCGTGATTTCCTGGCTCATAAGCCTACCCCCTGACGAATACGGGCGACAAAAATAAGATGTGCGTGCGGCAGCTGGGCGCGGGCTTCGCGTTCTGTTGCTGCCGTGACGGTAAAGAGTGAGGTTTGTTTTTCCTGGCACTGCATAAAGCGCCAGACAAAGTAAGGGCGTGCGGATACAGCCATGTGAAAGGCTCCTGTAGTGAAATTAAGGAGTCTCGCTACTACGCTGCTAAACGGGGTGGCGAGACGTAACAGGGTTAGCAGACTGGCACTACAGGAACCAGCGAGCGCAAAGGCTCCCCCGTTACGCCCCGCCATAATGCGGGTATGGGTAGGTTTACGGACACAAAAAAACCGCATATCGGAATGTAAGCGGCTGTCCGCTGTAGTATTCAGGCTGCTAAACCCGGTCGCCATGTGGGCGATGGGTGAAGCATACAGCCCCGTGATAATTTTTTGCAAGCGGTTTTTACGCATGATGTGACCCCTGACGAATACGGGCGGCAAATACAGCAACACAACCGGACGGGCAACGGTTACGCGCTTCGCGTTCCGTCCAGGCGGTTACGTGGATTATTTGAGATTCTCCGGCACTCAGTGCCAGAAAACGCCACACAAAGGCCGTTTGTGTGTGTACAAGGTGTGGTATATGATTTACAGCAACCATAACGGCTCCTAGTTTACGTTGTTGGTTAGAAGCCCCGTATGTGTTCCAGCACTGCGGGGTTTCGTCTTTTCTGTACCTTGCATCAACAAGGTGTAAGACACAATGTAAAATAACGGTGTCTTACACGTCAACCCTTCAAAATATTTTTTTTTCGTGTATATTGTCTTACACCAAAAACATGAGGGGTTAAACATGGCAACGGGTCCAAAGAATGCAAAATCACAATCTGTAACTGCACGTATTGCCCATGAAATTATTGAAGGCATGGAGAACGTGAAAGAAGAAGGTGAAAGCACGGGGCAGTTTATAAACGCAGCCATGCGCGGCGAAATCAAACGCCGCCAGCGTCGCAAGGCCAAAGAATCAGAATAATCACTATCAGCGCCGTGGTGTGAGGTACTACGGCGCATTGCTTTACAGGGCAGTACCATGACCAACAACACACTATCACCAATACAAGACACGCAAACGCAAGATGATGAAATCATCCGGCAAAGGCAGTCAGAAGCCTGCGCCAGACTTGAGGAAGAACTAACCAGAACAAAAATACCACCACCAGCGCCGCGCTTAGTGCCACCAGAAAAATTTGCCCTTGAAGATTTTGTCGATAAATACCCACGGCGGCTTAAATCCGGCAAAAACCGACCGCCAGGATGAGTGCACAAAACCGAACTCTGAAACGGATTATTCCGTTTCCGGGGCGTTTGTGTGTGTATAAAGAGTAAGCTATGCTCTTTTATAGCCATAATCTTTACCTCAATTAATGGTTTGGTTAGAAGCCCGTTGGTGTTCATAGCGCCAGCGGGCTTTGCTTTTTGTGTTGATTGTGTGTAATGTGTCACTACACATAAATACATTACATGAGGTGTAATTAACGTGTCAACACACAAAAACGAAAGGCGTGGTAATCCTCCGTTCCAGTTCCGTTTAGATCCTGACTTACGGGAAAAGATGGAAAAGGCACAACAACATGACGGCGATGATTCTCTTGCTGCCTGGATAAAGCGAATAATCCGCAAAGAATTACAGCAACGCGGCATAGAACCCAAAGGGTAATTACATTGCCCACCAGCCTGATAGCGGCTATCATTCCCGTGCTTATGTTTGGGATCACATACACATAAGGCGCAGCAGGTTAATTGTTCACAAGGGCGTTCCGGCAACGGGGCGCTTTTTGTTATGTTCATCGTGTTATGCCTCACACCATTACGCAGCCGTTCCGCGTGCTTCCTGCTCACGTTCTTTCATCCATGCGATTACGTCTTCCTCATACCATCCGCGACGGCGTAAACCAACGCGAAAACCCTGCGGAAATTCTCCGGCGTTGATCATGCTTTGAAGCGTGCTGTCTGCCTTGATGTAGATAAGTTTTTTTACTTCCTGGCGAAAGATGACTTTTTTGATTGCTTCCATCGTGATTTACCTTGTGAATCCGGTGTATTCCGGTGACAAATACGGTAAATCATCGGATACGGGTAAAAACAGTTCCCACCGTTTTTAAACTGTTAGAACCGTTTTTTATGTTGGTGATTTGAAAGGGATTTATAAAAAAAGCGGCATTTCTGCCGCTTTGAGGATTGTTACCGCCATTTTTTTGGCCTGCCTCCGGTCTTCATGGTTGCCGGACGAACTACCCTGTCGATACTTTCAGCCATATTCCTGGATGCCCCACGGGATACCAGGAAATCTACTACCTGTTTTTTTGATGGGGCCGTCGTTCTGTCCTCCGGATCGTAGGTTGACCAAAATTCATGCTGAACCATCAGGGCCAGTTGCAGCCCGTCGCAATTGCATCTGAAATTTTTTTGCATCTTAACGGTTTCATGTTTCACGGCCTTGTCGTTAAATTTGATGCAATTATACGACGGTTTTACATGGTTTTCGTAGTTTTTACTGGTTTTCTGTACAGCTAAACGGCTCGGATACCCCTTTTACCACTGGCGAGGGTTACGCCCGTCGCCGCAGCCTCGACAAATTCGCCCCACCAGCGCATAAGCACCACGCGTTTTTCTATGTAGTTGCTCCGGTTGTATGCCCGTCTCACTTCGTTAGTGTCGACGTGGGCAAGTGCGGCCTCGATTACGTCCGGCTCGAATCCTTCCTCGTTCGCTGCTGTACTGAATATGGCGCGTAATCCATGAGACACCAGCACGCCAGCGAACCCCATGCGTCGTAATGCTGCGTTTGCTGTCTGGCTGTTCATTGGCTGCCGTGGGTCTTTCAGACTCGGGAAAACATAATCGCGGTGGTGGCTGATTGGTTTCATGGCCTCCAGCACCGCCATAGCCTGACCGGAAAGTGGGATAACGTGATCCCTGCGCATCTTCATGCGTCCGGCGGGTATCGTCCAGCGTTGCGCGTCCAGGTCGATTTCATCCTACCGCGTTGATGACGCTTCGGCGGGACGGGTTACGGTCAGTAACTGCCATTCAATCAGTAATCTGGTCTGCCGTTCTGTTGCCGATACTGATAAAGCCTGCATAAGCTCCGGCAACTGTTCGGGGCGGATTGTTGGCATATGTTTTTTTACAGGGGAGGGGAACGCCTTACGCACATTCATAGCCGGATTGGCATCAATCAGCCCACTGTTGGCGGCGTAATCCATTACCTCATTAACGCGCTGTAAAACCCGTTTGAGTGTTTCCAGGTTGCCGCGCTCCTTGATGGGGGTAAGCACCTCAACGAACCTGCGAGCGGTCAGGGTGTCTATTGGGGTGTTGCCGATGAACGGGAATACATATTTATCCAGCGATCGCCAGATGTCTTTAATCGTGTTGGGGGCCAGATTCTGGCTGATTTTCACCTGGTACCATGCCGCCGCCACATTTTCGAACGTGTTCCCTTGTCTTCGGGCCTCTGCCTCTCGTTTTTTCTTCTCATGGCCCTGCGGGTCAGTTCCGGCACTGATTAACGCTCTGTACTCGCTACGGCGTTTTCTGGCATCAGCCAGGGAAACATCATCAAGCGATCCAAAACTCAGCAATATTCTTTTTTTGTCCGATGGCCGGTAGTAGGAAAATCGCCAGAGTTTTGATCCGGACGGTTTGACCAGGAGAAAAAGCCCTCCGCCGTCCTGTAGGGTGTATTCCTTTTCCGCTGGTCTGGCTGCTTTGATCTGCACCGTGGTTAATGGGGGTGTTTTTCTCGCCAT